CAGTAACGTAAAAGTCCACATGGAACTGCCAGGCCAGGTCATCCACTACGCTCTCATCCAGCTCATCAATGCGGCTGTAGATCAAAAGCCCGCTCATCCGGTCCACCACGTCGTGGAGGGATGCCCCGCAGGCCTTGGCCACATCCCGGACTGTCTGGCTCCGGGCCAGGCTGGAGGGCAGCAGGTCCTCTACGCGGACGGTGCTTACAGTTTTCATTCGTCAGACACCCCCCCGAACTTGACGTTTACAGTTCCGGCGGTGGCCACCTGGTCCGGGCTGACGGTGGTCAGCACAGGAGCGGTCACCTGGACCCGGGCGGCTCCAGCGTCCACCATCAGCTGGTAGAGCTTGGAGGGGTCGATATCTCGGCCCAGTCGTGCCTTTTGCCAGGCAATATAGCCCTGGACGGCAGCGGTGACAGCTGTCTGGATAGCGGAGGCGCTGGCCTTTTCGGAGCTGTCCACGCTGTAGGTCACATCGATGCTGTAGCTTACTGCCGTGGGGGCCTTGACCACCACCTTGTCGGTAAGCGGCCGGACTTTGTCGGCGCTGCACACCTTGTCCACTGCGTCCAGGATCTCCTGCCCGGGGATCTCTCCCCCCGTAAGGAGCGGGACGATCTGCACCGTGCCTGGCTCTGGGCTGCTGACGTAGACATCAGCGATGTCCGCAGAGGCCGTCTTGCTCCAGTACTCATACGCCCCGGAGGGCCCTGCATCGCTAAATCGCTCCGGCGCGGTGTGGATGCGCTCCCGATAGGAGCTGTCACTCTCCCGGTCGGCCCCGCCGCCTGTCAGCGTACTGCTGACCTTGGCCACATAAGGCACTGGATCCACCAGCACGGAGAGAGCCCCGGCAGACAGGCCATTGCCCTGGGCACCGCTGACGGTGCAGTAGGCTTTAACCGTACCGGTAAGGCTTCCGGCTTGGATAAACAGGTCATCGGCGGTGGCAAAAAACAGCTGCTTGTCCTGGGTGGTCACCCGGGTCCCAGCAGGCACCGTCACCGTGCTGTCCAGGCTGGCACTCAGGGTAAAGGTCAGAGTAGTGCTTGCCTGGGCAGCAGGAGTGCGCTCTGTATCGGTCAGCGCCCCCAGCTGGTCCAGGTAGTCGCCCGTGGCGTACTTGAGCAGGTTCTGCTTGGCGGCACGGTCAATGGTGTAGTTTTGCTGTACCACAACGGCCGCAATAGTCAGTAAAAACAGCCTGATGGGGTCACCAGGAGCCAGGGTCCGTCCGGACACCTGCTCGTAGGCGCTTACCAGACCATCCTTGACCTGCTGCACGTCGTAGGAGTCAAAATCCACATCCTGCAAATTATAAAGCATTGTCATTAATCGTCACCTCGATCCTGGGCCTGAGGGCACCGTTATCGTCACCTGTAAACGTAATGCCCGTCACCTGGCATCTGGGCTCATATTGCCGGATAGCTGTCATAAGCTCACTGGCCATGGTCGCCTGGGCCACGGGCAGCGTCTTGTCCAGGTAGTCGGCTGAGATGCCAAACCCCCGATCCAGGGGCACAGTCCTCTGGTAGGTGGTGAGGATGGTCCGGACGTTTTGCAGGATCTCTGCCTCAACCGTGGCCGGAGCAAAGTCGATGTCCTGTCCATCGGCCGTAATCATAAGCTTCTTAGCCATACATCCTCACCGTCCCGTCTACATACTCCTGGAGGGTCACCGTAACCTCCACACTGTACAGCTGGCCAAACCGGGTCCAGTGCTTGACCGTGTAGTCCAGACTGTCGATGACCCAAAAATGCCGGCCGATGCTTTTAAAGCCGATCATCAGCGGGAGCACGGTGCCGCTGTCTCGGAGCCGCCTGAGCCGCTCCAGCTCGTTTGCCGGGTTGACCCCCAGGTCCGCCCGGAGCAGCATTTTAAAGCTGATCTTATCAGTGTCCGGTCCTAAAAATTCCAGAACCGGCTTTTGGTTAACAAGATCGTGCTTGCTCCAGCGGCCCGCGCTGCTGCGCTGGTATTCATCGAAGGTCCGCACGGACCGGGAGGACGTGGCAAAGGGGATTGTCCCCAGAAATCCAATGAGCATATCTATCCTCCAATCGTTACATTGCCGGAGCCCTGGGCCACCGAGCCGCCGCAGCTTACCGGGTCACCCACCCGTGCGGCAGGTCGGCCGTTGATGGTGACGGACCCGCTCCCGCTGGAGATGGTGCCGCTGTGGCTGGGGTGTATCTTACAGGAGTGGGATGCATAGCGGTCCCCCACTCTGCCAGCCCCCTTGCCGTTGATCAGTACATCCCCGCTGGCACTGGTGAGGGCCACCGGCGGGCAGTTGTCATGGCCGGTGCAGGTGTCCCCCAATCGGGTAACTGCTGGCATGGTCACGCACCTCCTAGTTGATAGACACAGTCGCACCGGTGATTACCACAGCTCCGGTGGCGTGGATCTCCAGGGAGCCGTGATCATACCGGATGTAGGATCCGTCGGGAAACCGCACGCTCCTTACATCCGGGTCAGACTCCTCCGGAACAGCTCCGCTATCATAGTAGGCGCCCAGGATCACCCCGTCTGACAGGCCCGCCCCCGAAGGGTTCATTTGAAACAAGCACACCACCGGAGTGCCAATCTCCGGCACGAAATAACTCTTACTGCCGCCTGTGAAGGGCTGCAGTACGGGAAGCCAGTCACTCACCAGGTCATCGCAGTCTTCGAAGACAACTTTAGCCCGGCAGGCCGCACCGTCCACAGTGGAGATTTTCCCTTTACGGATAATGTTTTTTAATTGATTAGTATCCATTGAGGCACCTCCGGACATTGATGCTGGTGGTATAGCCGCTGCTTCCCATCTCGTGTTTGGCTTCTGTGATGAGGTACTTTCCATCGAACCGGCCGAAGCCTGTCAGCTGGACGGTGAGAGAGGTCAGGAGAGCCAGGCAGCCCATACAGTCGATGGACCCGGTCACTTCCTCCTGGTTTTTCTCCCGCAGCTTCCGCTTGGCAAGCTTCTCGGCCTCGGCGATGCTGGCCACCTGCTCATGGATCTGGAGGGTCTTGCCCTCCTTTTTATCCGGAGCGGTAAAAGTGGCCTCGATAACGCCCTTGTCCTTGCCGGTCTTGTACTTAACGTGGCAGGCCTTGTAAGTGTCCCGGATTTTGCTCTCAAAGCTCCATCCGGTCAGCTGGCTCACATAGAGCATGTCGGCTGTGTCAGCCATGGCCACCAGAGACCCGGGCCGCACAATGGTGATCTTTGGTTCCGCTCGCTCGTAGTCCACTTCATCAAACAGGATCAGCTGGTCCTTGTAGATCTTTACGGCCACACCATGGTCGCTGCAGAGTTTTTGTAAAAAGGCCAGGTCCGATTCGTCGGTCTGTTCGGCCCGGTCGATCTGGGGGTCATCGGGGGCGGTGTATTTAAGAGTCATCCCCGCTCCCGTAGCCACATCACCTGCAATGGCGGATAGCTTGGCCTTCTCCCAGCTTCTGCTGTGTTCTTCGCCCCGCAGCTTGTTGTTATCCGGGATGGACACAGCCTTGACGGTCACCTCCGAGGGCATCCCTTTGCAGGTGATTGTATCAACCTCAAATTGGCCCAAATCCAGGCTCTGCTCTCCCTCAAAGAGGGATCCCCAGTTGGACGTGGTGAGGGAGGCTTTAAGGGTGGCGCCCTTGTCAGGCATCCAGTCCCCTTCCCACAAGCCCTCCCGGTCCTCCAGGGTGAGCTCCAGGTCATCGGCCTTGCCGGACATGTTATCCGTGTAGCTAAGCTGCTTTAGATACGGCAGGAGTCCTGCGCTGATGTCCTTATCGTTGTAGAGGACCACCGGCGTGGCCGTCCGTGCCTGCGTCATCGTATCCAGCATGGTCATCGCCTCCAGGGAGGCAGACGGTCAGCGGTGGGCTTTGTGTAAGCCGGTACGCTGAGCTCCATCCCGGCCGGGAAGACCACGATGGAGGACAGGTCCGGGTTGGCATCAAGGAGCGCCGCCGCTCCGGTCTCGGCTCCGTACAACTTGTAGGCAATCAGGTCCCAGGTGTCGCCCTGGACAGTCGTATACGTCTTAGTCATAAGCCAGCCTCCTCTGGTCTGCCTGGATCTCCCGCAGCATCCGCTTGAGCCGGTCATGGCTCATTTGCATCACGCTCTCCAGATCGCACTTAGAGGCGCTCCCGGAAATGGTCACGATGGGGCTGTACTGGACGGTCACGGACCCGCCGCCGCTCCTGGTGGAGGGCATAAGGCCCAAACGCCGCCCTGTCTCAGCCCACAGGCCTCGAGCCCGAAGGCTGCCGTCGATGGGGATAGCAGCTTCCGGGCTGTCTTCGGCAAAACTGGTCAAAAAGGCGCCCTGATTAAAGATGCCCCCGCTAGCCAGCCCAGGAGGCATAACGCTGGATGCGCCGCCACCGCCCATTACGTTTTTAACGATATTGACCGTCCCCGTGATAGGATGGCTCAAAAAGTCAGTGATCGCCGTCCACTTGTCCATCACCCAGTCGTAGGCCTCAGACAGCTTAGACTGTATGTAGGCCACAAAGCTGGAGACAGCGCCTTTGGCGCCCTCCCACATGCTTTCAAAAAAGGCCTTGACGGCCTGCCATAAGCCCATGACAAAGGCATAGGCGGCATCAAATTTGGCGCTGATCCAGGCCGTAAAATTGGCCAGGGCCGCCTTACCACCTTCCCACATCCGGGCAAAGAAGGCGCTGATCTGGCCCCAATGGCTATAGACAAGATAGCCTACAGCGATGAGTGCCATAAAGCCCAGCACCAGAGGATGGGCAGAGGCCAGCATCATGGCGCCCCGCAGGACAGTAAAGGCAACCCGCAGACCTTTGATGACCATGCCAACACCCACAAAGGCCTGCCGCAGACGGGTCACCACCATCAGAGTCCCCATGCCCACGGTCATAAAGGCCGCTGCGCCTACCACCAGACCGTAGATGCCCTTGACCAGAGTAGGATGCGCCTTGCCCCAGTTGGACATGGCCTTGGCTACGTTGGCCATCCAGGATGCCCCCTGCGCCAGATACGGCAGGAGGGAGCTCCCCAGGGTCACGGCCAGGTAGGCCATAGCGTTTTTGAGCAGCTGGATGGCGTTGGCCGTCGTCTTGGCCCGCTCTTCGTACTCTTTCTCCATGCTCCCCTCGTACCCGGGTTTGCTCACCAGGTCCATGTTGCGCTTGAGGTTATCCAGGTTGGACAGGAGCGGCGCAATGGCCCCGATGGACTCTTTGCCGAACAGGTTTTT